CAACGCAAACGACTCGTTCTGGTTATGGTAACTCGGATGTTGGGCTTGAAGATACGTCCGAGTCTTTTGGATTACCCGCTACCGCGGACTTGATGTTTGCCTTGATCTCTACCGAGGAGCTCGAACGTGATGGTCAGATCATGGTCAAGCAATTGAAGAATAGATATAATGATCCGACCATGCATAAAAGATTTGTTATTGGTATTGATCGTGCAAAGATGAGATTGTTTGACGTAGAAGAAAGCCAGCAAACTCTAACCGATGATACACCAGTATTTGATAATTCTACAAGTGGCGAAAGAATGTCACAAGAAAAATATGGAGACTTTAAACTATGACACGATGGGAAAAAATTAAGTGGCAACTTGATGAGTGGGGTGATCCACAGATTGTAGGATTCATTGTATTAGCATCTCTATTCGGATATGGTACGTGGATCGTTATTGAATCTTTAATTAAGAGATTCTTTTGATGGAAGAGCATATGATCTTATACAACCATTTCCACAAGTGTGTATCATACATATGTATTAATAACTATTCTATCTTTCACGCTAGACAATATTTAAGAGGAAGAAGATGTCTGTAAGACTTATTTCATATTCACAAACAACGGAGGATCTATATGTCGGTAACGATATCCAAGAGCTCATCGCTTATTGCGCCCGTGTCTCGAATCCCTCAAACCAAGCTAACTCTGAAACGTCGGCCAAATTGCTACACTATCTTGCAAAACACAAACATTGGTCGCCTTTCGAAATGGTGTCTGCTTGCTTAGAGATTGAAACAACTCGTGATATTGCGAGACAAATTCTAAGGCATCGATCATTCTCATTTCAAGAATTCAGCCAAAGGTATGCTGATCCTACACACGATCTTTCGTTTATTAGACGTGGAGCTCGACTGCAAGATCCAAAGAATCGCCAGAACTCAATTGATGCTGCACCATTACCTATCCAAGACATGTGGGATATGAAACAGCAAGAAGTAATTGCTAAAGCAAAAGAAGTATATCATTGGGCTATTGATAACGGTATTGCAAAAGAGCAAGCTCGAGCAGTTTTACCTGAAGGTAATACCATGTCACGTATGTATGTAAATGGTACACTTCGCTCGTGGATTCATTTTATTGAGTTGAGATCTGGTAACGGTACACAGCGTGAACACCAAGGGATTGCTGTTGCTTGTGCTAAAGCAATTTCTAAAATTTTTCCTGACGTTGATCAGTATGTCTCAACCGAGTCATAAAGAAGTACACAGAATCTTTTATATGGTCAAAGGCTATATAGCCACTGACGCAAATGCTTACGCGTCCTATGACGGGTACTTTAAGAGACTCTGGTATGATGAAGAATCTTACCTTAAAGAAGATGGTTTTGAAGAAGCTTACGAAAAAAAATTTAAAAAAAACGTAAGTGATTGATTTACTTTAAAATAAAAATGCACTTTTTTGTTTACATTTGAAATTTTATATGGTATAATAGATCTATAAAATGGAAAAGGAACAAAATTATGAGATTCACAGTTTGTCAAATCAGTAAAGATCGTAGAAACGAAAAAGCAGCAATGGATGCACGTATCCTTGGTGATGTAGATCCAGTGTTTTTCTTATCAGCATACGAAGAAGTTGCTGCTATCGAAGCCGATACTCTTGACGAAGTGTTTGAAATCGGCAACATTGGTCCTGAAGAAAAGATCGAACGCTTTGATCGCATGCATTCAATCTCAGTTGGCGATGTTATTCGCAACGATAAGTTCGAATGTTATGTAGTATCTAATTTCGGTTTTGAACGTCTTGGTAAGAAGGAAGCAGCATAATGAAACTCAGTACTCTCTTTGCCATCGCTGGCATCATTCTTTGTGTTTTGATTGTTGGTGCTATTGAAGATCCTTGCACCACCGAAGGTTTGGCTCCTGGCTGTATGGAGGTTCGCTAATGTCTCGTATTGAAGTAGAAGTTTTAGAAGGTGAAGAGTTTGCCTGTGAAAACTATAACATTTCTCGCAATGAGTTTTGTGCTCTTGCATTCGCTAAGTTTCGTCCTATGAGTCCTGCAGCTCGAGCTGCGGTTGAAGCATACGACACAATTCAACAAGATCTGGAGGAATACCATGAATACCTCAAAGAAAAGTGAACCTTTTTCTTTTAAGTTCAACATACCTGATTATGAAACTTATGACTATGGTCTAGAATATGATGTTGAACCTATGTCGTATGGAGACGACTATACAATGACGATTAAACTCGATGAGCCTATTGAATATGCTTTCAACGAAAAAGCTTTGCTTGAAGAAATGCAAGAATATATTGATGGCACATACGATGCTCACTATTCACAAGACAAATACCAGTCGACTCAAATCATTGAAGATATGGGTCATGGCATGGGCTTTGCTCTTGGAAATGTCATCAAGTACTGTCAGCGTTATGGAAAGAAAGATGGCTTTAATAGAAATGATTTGAAGAAAGTCATTCACTATGGAATCATTGCACTAGCAATGCATGACAAAGAACATACTGAATATCCACTTCCACACCAAGACTAGCGTTTTTTAGATCTAGTCACATATATCTTTTGCTTTACAGAAGCTGGACACTGGCTGCCATACGGAACATGTTTGACAGTCGGATACCAGCTTTTGTAATAATTAATCTTTGGATCCATGCGGTATTCGCAAACTGTCACTAGACAATTTCCACACGCATGAGAGTGTGTTGCTCCTACAAAACTAAGAGCAACTGTTACTACAATCGTTTCTATCATGAGTAACGACCAAACTCAAACTCAGCTTCTTTTACACGCCTTTTGATTGACCTGCACTTTCTTTCGAGTTCAGTCTCAGGAATATTCTCATATATGTATGATTGCTCATACACCCATCCTCCCCATAGGACAATAGATGCAATCAAGACAAACATAAGTATGAATAAGAATATTGTCATGAATTCATTGTGAAGAGATAAGCCATCGCGATAACCATAGCAGCTAAAACGAATATGCCAAGTCCAACAGCCATTGCCTGTTTAATAGCATCATCTCTTTCTTTTGCTGCTTGACGTTTAGCCCTGGCCGCTGCAGCTGCAGCTTCTTTTTGTTCTTGAATGCGCTTTGCTCTTAAGTCTACAATGCTTTTCCAAGTGCCATGTCCAAAACGCATATCGATAATTTGCCGCATTTCGTCCATAGCTTCTTGAGCTAATTTTGCATCAATGACTTCTTGAGCGACTGACTTAATTCCAAATTGTTCTTTTACTCCGATACCAGAATTCTTTGATCTTTTCTTATTTATTTGCTCTTGGCCAGTGAACATGTCGTCAATGGCCCCCGCAAATTTACCGATATCTTGCGCAGTCTGAATATTACTTTTTATGAATTCTACGCCTGATTTTACAAGCGCCATGCCGGCCATAGCCTCAGCTAACATTTTGATCTACCCGTGTTACATACGTTAGATATAATTCACGAGTATTCAAATACTGTAATTCGCTTTCAGTACTATTTATTCAATAAGGTTTTAAATCTGAAGGTTTGACGTCAATAAATTCAGTAATATTATAATTGTCGTCGTGCTCGACCGTTAGCTGTTTACAAGCTAGTCTCATAGTGCCGTTGTAAGTGGTTGACTTGCCACCTCTTAGCTGTCTTTCAATTTTTCTTTTTGCGCTTAAGCATTCGCTTAAACTATCTCGGATTGTGTATTCTTTGAGAGCTAGTGGTTCTCCAAAGAACATTAGAAGTACAAAAAATTCTCCGATTTGCATATTAGTGTTTCATCTTCTCGCCGTCTTTCATGCAAGATAGATGTCCTTTCTTGAACTGTGTTTTTGCAACTTGCATAGCTTGTTCACACTTCTCCATAGACTCATATTTACCAAGTTCCATCATTGAATGATCTGGCTTCATCAACATTAGTATTATTGCTATTGCTTCCATGTTAGTGTCCTGAATGATCTTGATTTGCAGTTGGTGTTCTAATTTGACTATTAGAATGAATTAAGTCCATTATATCGTTACGAATCTTTTCATGTGTGGCTTCTAATTGTTCAATCCTCTGT